GCTCGTGCGGCCAGTTGATCATCGCCGACCGCTTCGTCGGGCCGAACTGCCGTTCGAGCTCGAGTTGTAGGGTCAGAAGTTGCCGGTACGCCTCGCCGCGGTTCTTCAGCGGCACCGTGAAGCGCGACTGCGACCGCTCGACCAGGAGTTGCATCGCTGAGAACGCTTGCACGTTCGTCGGACGCTGCCCCTTGATGATGTCGAACGTGCCTGTCAACGACTCGATGTCCTTGAGGTACTGGTCCCGTAGCTGAATCACGGCCGTCGGCAGAAACTTGCCGTCGATTCGCTCTGGCTTGGAATCGAACGCCGCCGACGGCGTGTACCGCACGATGAGCCCTGGCACGCCCGTCAGGTGCTTGATGTTCGACCCTTCGGGTTCCAGCCAGACCGGATTCGCCGTGCGCTGAAGCGTCAACTGCACGAGCGCGTCGAGTTGATTGACCTGGTCTTGCTTCTGAATGATGGAATCAACCGGCCCTGCCGCCCATAGCCGGCCGGAAATCAGCTTGTACGGGACGTGAACGAACTGCCACGACTTCTCCCCCTGCGCCGTCGTGTACGGCAGTGGACCCGGCAAGCCTTGGCTCTCGTCGACGACGACTCTGGCCTCGCCGCCTTCGCCCATGAAGCGCGCCACCAGGCCCTCTGGGTATGCCTCAGACGGCTTCACCCAGAGCTCGTACTCGCTGATCCCTTCGCTGTGTCCCAGCGACGCGCCCATCGACCCAGACCCGATCGGCATGGACCCGATGTCGGTCTGCGCCGGGAGGCTCCGCAGAAACTGCAGCGAACGCTCCTTCGGCATCTGTTCCCAGTTGAGTTTCTTGGCGAGCTCTGGATGATGCTGCTCGACGTAGTTCTTCGTGCGCCATCGCAGCCGATAGATGTACGGCACTTCTTCCCAGCGCGTGTGTCCTGGGCACGGCGCGATCTCGAACGGCGAACATGCGTCGGTGACGCCGCGACCCTTCGGGATCTCGTCGCCTTGCGTGTCGCTCTGCTTGAAGCTGGCGCCGCCACACGCTGGACACATCCCGCCCGATGACTGGAGCTCTGCCGGCGGCAGCGTCTTGCCGCACTGGAGGCATTCTTCCCACGGGATCAGCATCATGCCCGTTTCGGCCCGTTGGTCCCACCACGGGTGATAGATCGTGTTTCCCGTGACGATGAGCCAGAAGTCGCCCTCGAGCCAGGTCCGATCCATCTGGTGCTCGCGCGAGAGGAACGGCTCGAGCCGATCGCAGACTTCCGCCGTCCGGATACTCTTGGGATCGTTGCGCCCGGGCCGGACTTTTGATTCGAGCTTCACGGCCGAGAAGATCGACTGAATCGATTCGACGGTTTCGCCGACCTTGTTCGTCACCGGCCGCGGAACCCAGCGCGCCATGCGCTTGTCGACCCATCCGCGACGCGGATGATAGACGATCCACTGCCGGCCGAGCGTGTACAGGAGATTGCGCCACCAGACCCGCTCGTACACGTACCGCAGTTCGTCGAACGCCTCGTCCGAATACTCCCGATGGAGCTTCAAGAGATCGGATTCGTTGTAGCGATTGTCGGGGATGGCCGTTGGTGCCGACGAGGTCACACCCAGCATCGACGCGAACTTCGCCATCACCGATTGCGGATCGCCGACGGGTGGTCCGCCAAACGGCTCGGCCATTACTCGCTCGTCGGTGTCAGAACATCCTCGAACGGCCCATCAGCGATCGTGCCGTCCGGATTCCACGCGATCCCGTTCGCATGCGCTCGCGCATCGCCAAGATCGGAGAAGAGCGCATCGATCGCTTCGGGTCCTTGGTTCAGCAATGTTCGAGCACGCTCCTGCGCCGCAGCTTGCGCCGGATCGCGCCCGGTGTCAACTTCCTCGTCCGGCTCGAAACGTCCCGGCCGCGCCGGTTCACCACCACTCGCCCCTAAGGCGCCGATGTCAATCCTGTCGAGCCGCGGCGCGTGCGCCGACACCTGGAGCAGACGTTGACGGAACGCGGCGAGGTCGATTTCAAGGCGGTTGACGTGCTGTTGGAGCCAACGAATCGTCGTTTGCGCGGCCGCCGACTCGCGTTCGAGCGACGCGCGCCGTTCTTGGAGCCGAATCACCTGTTCGAGCAACACCGTCGACCGAGATCGCCACCACATCCCGTCCTCCTACATCCAGAAGTCGCCGATCGGCAGATCCCGCTCCTCTGAGGCGGAGAGATACGCCCGATCGGGAATCTCTTCGAGCATTGGGTCGTGCATCTCCGCCAGATCCACGAGATCGCCGCGTTCCCCGCTCTCGACGCGTCGCATGCGCTCGATCTGCCACACAACCTCGGGCGGAAAGTTGGAAATGTCGCGGCCGGACGGCGCGGGCTCGGTCGTCGGCAGCTGCGGCCACGACATGACGATGTACCGGACGCAATCGGGGCCCTCATCGTCGATTTTCTTCTGCGCTTCGCGTCGCTGCTCCCCCGTCGAGCTCGTCGACTCCGACCACTGCAGGTTTTCCATCTGCTCGACGGTCGTCGGGACCAACCGCTTCACGAACCAGAGCTTCTTCATCCGCAGCCAGGACTGCACACGCCGAATGCCGCCGACCTGATGCCCTTCGGACGGCAGCGCATAGATGCCATGCTGGCGGAGCTCGATCGCCCCTTGCGGATTCGTCCGATCGTAGTAGAACCGCGGCTGGAGGCCGTGACAGACTCGCCGAATACCAAGGACATGATCCTCGATCGCCTTGTACCGCTTCTGATACTCGCCGATCGCGATCAACCCGAAGTCGGTCACAAGACACACGACGCACGCGAAGGGATGATCGGCCCCAGGATCGATCGCCGCGACCGCTTCACGCGTGCTGTCGATGCGAGGCCACTCCGGAATCATGGACTTCAGCAGCGTCTCTTCCCGATCAACGTCGATGACCTGGGACTCGAGCAACCCGCCGTAGATCGACCCCGTGAAGTTCACGAAGTCCGCTTCGTACTCTTGGCGGAAGAACGTCGGGTCGAGGGTGTCGCGCGCTTCCTCGATCTCGTCGAGTGGAATCTGCGGATTCTCGCGCGTCTTGTACTTCAGCGCCCACCAGCCAGGCTTCCCCTCCTGCGCCCGCTTCCAGAACTGGCGGTAACACCAGTCCTTGCCGTTCGGCGACGTCGTGAACCACGCGACGCCTCGGTGTTCCGAGAGCGCCGGCCGCAGCGTGTCCCACGCGAGCTGTTGAATCTTCCGCGTCTCATCAAGCCACGCCCAGTGCAGCCCAGGACCACGGCCACGTTCCGGATCGTCGAGCGACCGACACTGGATCAGCGACCCGTTGATGAGCGTGAACTCGTAGTTCTCCGCCGACCAATCCTCGATCCAGGCCGTCGGTAACGTCTGCTTGAGCGCCGGCAAGAGGAAGTCGTGCAACTCCGGGTACGACGGCGCACACGCCCACCCGATCGTCTTGGGTTTCGCCGCTTCAATCGCCGCCGCGACGGCTCCGATTCTGGTCTTGCCTCCTCGTCGCCCGGCGAAGAGCGCGAGCCGATGAAAGTGACGACTCCCGTCCGGGTGTCGCCGGCGGAGCGCGTCGAGAAAGGCGAGTTGGTAGGGGTTCCGCTTCAGGCTGACGCGCCCAAGATCGTTCGCGTGGATGGTCCGACTGCCCATCTCCCGTCAGTCGATTTCTTCAGCGTCGACGACGTCACTCGAGGCCGTGCGCGGCGGACCGTGGACAAGCGCCCCGGGCGCAATCGTCGCGCGACGCCCGGGCGGCAAGTCCGCGTCGGTCCCGACGTCAATCCGAAGATGCGTGATCTGCCCGCGCACGTCGGCCCGAACGTTCTGATGCGTCTTGAAGTGCCCCAAGCCTTGCAAAATTTTCACGAGCTGATCGCGGACCTTCGGATCGAGCTCGCCCTTCTTCGCCGCCTTCAGATCGTGACGCAACTGCTCGGCCAGCACCTCGACGACGACCGGCGCAATCCGCGCCGAGAGCTGATCGTCAACGTCCGAGAGCTGTCGGCGACTGCGCGCCAGAAACAACTGCTCGTCGATCACCTTGCGCGACGCGCGGGTGACAACCTGAATCTGGTGGACACTCAGCCCCGCCCGACGACACTCGACAATCGCCGCCGCGATGCGCGGATCGACCGGGGCGAGCCCCTGGACCGCCGTCGAGTCGGGCGTCGCCAGGTCCGTGCTCATCGAAGGCTCACGTCAGGGGTGACGAGGCGCCGGGACGGGTCATCGTCACGAGGACACCTCCACCGACAACGACTCGGCCCCCTCAACCACCCGCACCCAACAGCACAGCTGCCCCTCCAGGTCGAGTGCCGTCGCCAGACGACGTCCAGGATACCGACGCTTGAGTTTGTCTCTCAGTGAGGCGACCAGCGCCCGACGATCGGCCCCTCTGACGTCGAACCGAAGGCATTCGCCAGGCCCAAGCGTCACCAGCGCCTCGAGACTCGGACTCGGACGATAGGTCCGCGGCGCGTGACGCTCAGCTGGACTCGGAATCTCGGCGCGCGTGAAACTCGGTTCGACGACCGGCGTGGACGACCGCCGCTTTCGACGTTTCGCCATCACCACACCCCACGAGCCGGGCCCAGCCCTCGTCCTGCCACGAGGACCGAGCCCACCCGAGATGCCGGACACAACAGCACGATGAGCAGCCTACGCAAAGCGCGCGACGCCTGTCAACCCCACCAGCCACCCTCACCCACGCCGGCCCGGCCAGGAACCGGCCATCGACGAGACCCCGATTTCACGTTTACGAATAAGGAACGCGCGCGGCCATGCCATATTTCGCGATCTGCGTTTACAAATAAGGAACGCGCGCGGCCGCGTACGCAGTACGTACGTGGTAACTAGAGTAAGATATATATAGAGAGTACAATCATCTACGAACGATCCTGGATTCGCCGAACTTTCGCTTTCTCAAAGCGGACATCCCTCACTTCAACAACCCTCCGGATCGGCGCTCCGCGCCTGAGATTTCTCTCTCTCTCAACCCTCTCTCGACGAAGAACGACAACCCAAACACAACCTCCAAAAACCTTCAGAACACCCTCCGAACACCCTCCTCCCATCACCAGCCACGTCAACGGAATTCAACGAAAATATCGAAAATTCCACGCGCGAGAACCCCCCCTACCCCCCGCGCGCTGGCAGGAGTGCCAACCTATGGCGCCCCTGGGGTCGGGGGGATGGCATCCTGGCGAGCCTGGCGGCCTGGGGATTCGGCACCCGCTCGGGCTCGAATCGGCCCGATTTCTGGCACGCAACGGCGCGCCGTTTTCGCCTTCGGGTTTCCGGATAGCTCCGAGGCTCGCGGAGCACGCCGAATCGCCGTAAGTCCTTACGGTTCTGTCTGTTAACATAAGAGGCCTTATGGGACCGTGACACGAACCGGAGCAGAGTGGGCCCGGCACTTTCGCCCCTCGCCAGCGCACCCCACGAGCCCACCTGGAGCCGAGCGGTAGAAGCCCGGGCTCCGACCCTCAGCCCAGCCCAAGAGCTCGGACCCGAGGCGGTAGACCGCCCGCAGCGCGGGCCCACACGCAGCGAGCGGCCGAGCGGGCGGCCTCTACCTGGCTTTCGCCCCTCAAGCCGCGAGACAGGTCTGTAATCTCGCCTCCAAGGGTGTCATTCAGACCGACCCTCACCCGGCACGATCTACCCGCTGATGTTCGCTACTTGTTCGCCCTTAACTCCTGAAACCACAAGGGGTTGGGGTGTCTGTCGGCCGGCCGACAATGGCACGCATCCTGCTGTACAGATAGGTGCCGGTGGCATCGGCGACTAGGAGCAACCGGCTGGTTTTATTGGATGGGTCCAGAACCCGGCGCGCGAGAGGCAACGGTTTCTGGGCCCACTTTCTAGAGGGGAGGAACGAGGCATGACCAAAGGTGAATTGCGGCGAGCGCGAAAGGCCGCGCGGGCGTCCGGGCAACGGTTGGAGGGTGATTTGGCGCTATCGGGCGCCGACGATATCGGCGCTGTCACATGGTCGGAAACGCCACGCGGGTATGCGGCTCGCGAACGCTGGGCGCGCCAGTACGACGCGCGGAACGGCGCGCCAGGAAGCGACTGGGATCGGTAATCTTGCAGGTAGCACGAGGCAGAGGTACCCAGGCATGACCAGAGCTCGCACGAAAACCTACACGCGCGCCTCGTTGGTCCCTGGCGCGCCTGATGTCCAGATCGTGCCGGTTGCCGGTCCGCTCTTGGCCATCAACGAGATGAAGGCGCTGGGCGGTCGCTGGAGCCGCCGTCATCGCGCTTGGATGGTTCCGGTTGCCCAGGCTGCGCGGGCCCGGAAGGTGCTGGCGGTCCTATCGCGCAGACTCAACAGGCGGAGGTAACGAGATGGCAGCAGCGAGAATTGCAGCGCCTGGAACAGACGCCGGGCCCTGCCTTGGGGAATGCGAACACACGGATTGCGCGGCCGTACGCGCGCAGGCCGAAGCGCCCTGTTACATCTGTAA